CACATGGTCCGGGTCGTGTTGCCCGACACACGTACATGATGCAAACATGGTGCCAACATGTTGAACGGTGTAAGTCGTTGCGGCACAACGACATACATGTTTCCATATATGTTGAATGTGTCCTTCTGAGGTGACACCAACATGTGTCCAAACGACACGAAATCTCCTATGTCGTTACGCCCCAACATGTTAGGGAGAGGCGAAACGTCCACGTTTGGGGACACACATGGGTACCGACCAACGTATGTAAGTTAGTTGAAACTAAAATTAGTTATGTAGATATCTCGATATCCCTATGTTCGGTGCTGGCCATGGTGGGCGCGGGATGTTGGAACGTCCCAACATGAAAGATCCCAGCTCGAACCTTCCTATGTTGAATGTTTCCATGTTGAATCCTTCAAGTTTGAACCCCCATACACCCCCCTTTGAAGGCGGGATCGAGGAGATAGCGTCCATCCTATACCTACAATTTCTCAATCTTCCTTAGTTAGATACGATCAGAAAAATTTTTTAAGATTTTCAGTGGTTGAAATACTTAGGAAGTCCAAGAATGCGACTCGGGGTTGAGGACGAGGGAGAATCGTTGTAAGATTACTCGTGCTAATCCGCGAGGAGTGCCACTCGGATGAATGGAGACGGTCCAGGCAGCCTTCTTCCTAGGCCTAAGAGCTTTGAGGAGATCATCCTTGAGGCAGTATTAGGCCCTGGGAAGGTTCCCCAAGCACCGGCTCAGCAACCTTACCGTCCCACTCTAGGTGATGCTTGGAGTGATGTTAAGTCTATAGGCGAGTTTGCGGTGAGGATGAGTGATGTTCCTGGGACTCTCATTGATGCCTTTGAGGGTGGGAGGAGCCTGGGGAGAAGGGAGTATGGCGATGCAGGACTCTCTCTAGGTGGGGCACTAATTCCCTTTCTTCCAGGGAAGGTCCTTAAAGCCGGCTGGGAGGGGGTTAAGGCGGGTGGAAAGGCTGCTGCGAGGATGGGAGGGGATGTTTTTGAGGGTCTCACCAAGTCCTTCACAGATCCTATGGGGATAAAGGCAACTCTTCCTGAGACTTCTAGAGAAGTAGTGAATACCATCAAGGAGGAGAGGAGACTTCTTAAGGAGATTCAGTATGATCCCGAGATCGCCAGGAGAAGGCTGGGAACAAATGATGAGGATTGGATAGATAAGTTCATAGTAAATACTCATGATTCCAGGGCAGTAGAGGAAAGTCCCTATGTCGGGATTCTTCTCGATCATATCAAGATGCTGGATGTAGAGGATCCTGCAGTTGTATGGGACGCAGGGAGATCACTTGAGGATCTTCGAGAGACCACTAATCTAGCCTTTGATAACTGGAATAAGGCTAAATGGAATGCTATCGAGACTAGTGGATCTATTTCTAAGCAGGCGCTTGCAGATGAGTTCTTTGCTTACCAACACTACCAGTTGGCTAAAACAAAAGAACATTTTAGAGATCTCATGAATCAGATAGAGCTAGATGTGGAGATGAAAGCAAAAGGTCTCCATTCTGATCCTTACCGTATGGATGGGCTAGCTATAGACGCCTTAGAGGATCTTAATATCATACAAGATCTTAATAGATCCAAGACCTCCTGGTCAGCTTTTAATGTAGAGTATCCTTGGTTGGGGAAGAGAGGACAGGAGAATAAGGCTGTGTGGGATCAAGTTCGTGAGGACTTAATGCTCAAGGGGCTTGTCCGTGGCAAGTAAAGATCCTGGGACTACTGGTGGGCCAGATATCCTTAAGATTCTTAGGGAGATCGCAGGGGCTATCCCAGCACCGTGGGAGCCTCCTGTTGCTTTAGGTAAGTCCTTATTTGAAGGGATGACCCAGGGACCTTCTGAGCTACTTAAGAACATCATGCAAGGAGCTGATCCATCTTTCGGCTTCGGAGCGGCTAAGCTCTACGGGCGGCCGGAGGATGAGAACCTACCTATTCAGTTCCTGGTCGGAGCCCTCACTCCTGGCTTCGGAGAGTTTAAAGCACTAGGAAAACCCCTCAAAGCAATCACCAGGCATTTCCGAGAGTTCCCTGAGGGATCTTTGGCTGTCCTTAAGAATCAGATGGATGATGTGTTAAAGGCGATTAAGGGAGCTGATGACGCGGAACTTGATGAATTCTGGAGGGTTCTAGATACTCGTAGACTAGACTCTAAGATCAACAAGTCAGGGGCACTACCAGCAGAAGAGCAGAAGCTATGGTCTGCTGCACAGACTGAGAAGGTAAGGAGAGGTGGATGGGATGAGTTGAAAGAAGGGTGGGATCTGGTTCAGCCTGAGCCTCCTCCTCAAAATTATAAGATGGACTTTATTACAGGGAAGTCAGATGATCTCCCTGGAGAGACTTTCACAACAGATCCATTTGAGCTTCCTGAGACTCCTCTTTCTTTTGAACAGGAAAGTTTCTTAGAAAAAATAGGAAGGCTTTCTGAGGATCTTAATAAGTTTGGCAAGACTTGGAAGGGGATGCTTAATAGGGCTAGAAGGACCCCAATTGGCGAGAGAGATTTCCTGGACAAGCTCGCTGATGACATGATAGAGTATTCAGTGAAGTTTGGGGGAGAGACTCCTGAGATGATACAGGATATTCTTCGTACCCAGCCTTTGAGTACTAGAATAGTTAAATTCGCTACTCCCCTAGAAGTTGGGCTGGGAGCTGAGGCTCATCTAATCAATGAGCTTAAGATTATTGGTGAGATTGAGAAAGGAACTCCTAATGCTGCCGAGTGGTATCTAGATGCTTTGAAAGAAGCTACTCCTGATCTCTACGAGGGAATCGAGACAGTTGATGACCTTATTAGATCAGAGAGGATTTTGATGAATAAGAATAAAGCAGAACACATTCTAAGTAGATACTATGACATCTCTCGTGGGGAGTTAAGAGAGATTCTAGATACTCAAGTTGATAAGTTCTTAGAAGGTTTCTCTCCTAAAATCAAAGATATGATGGACTCTTCTCTCTTCGATATGATAGGGGAGATAAGAGTGGCTCAGTTGAAGGGAGGATCTTCCTTTGAGTTAGCAGACGAGCTATTCAAGGCTATGTCCATAGAGTCTGATATGACTGATCAGATCCTCACTGAAGCCTCGGTAGATGATCTACATGACCTTCTAACTGAGTTATATGGACATGTAGATGAGGGGCTTAGAGGAGGAAAGATAGGAAGTGCATTTGATGATCCTAGGAAACTCCAGAGTGCTCTAGAAATGGAGTTTGGTCCAGCAGAGCCTGATCGCTTTGGTAAGCCTCTTCATCTATCATATGTTACCACTGCTTTACAGCAGGCTTTGATTAACAGGGCTGCTAGGGGGACTAATGAGTCTGCTAAAGCTTTCCAGCTCTTACATTCATTCTACCCTGATCTAACACATAAAGAGTTGTGGAATAACTTGGTAACGATCAGCGAAAAGAATATAAACTATAAGGAAGCCCTCAAGTTGCTGATAGAGGCTGGAGGTCTTGGTTCATGAGTAGAGACCTGATCCCAGAAGTTCAACGGGTGAAAACCTATCAGCCTATCAAGTGGAATGGCTCTCATAGGAGAGTAGTTGCACTCGAGGCTGCTGGGTATCGCCCAGGTGAGATTGCTGAGATCACTGGCCTCACTCCCTCCCGCGTCTCGATTATCCTAAATGATCCGAGAGCAGATCTTGATAGGAAGCAGTTTGCTCGAAAGGTGGTAGACCGTGTTCAGGATGTCCAACTCCAGATTGCTCTCCACGCAGAAGAGGCGTTGGAAGAGATTGTTGATGAGATGCGGACGTCTACCAACGAGCAGATCAGGCAGAAAGCATCGCTTGCCATCCTTGACCGTGCAGGCTACACACCTATCAGGAAGGAACTCAAGGTTGAGGCGCAGGTACCGCAGGAACTCATTGGTGCAATGCAGGAGGTTCTTAGTGAGATCGAAGCGATTGAAGCTGACTATGAAATAGTCCCAGTTTCAGAGGCAGAGGAAATTGAGTAGTTATATCGAAGATGATGGGTATTATCAGGTAACCAGTCCTGAGAATCTACCATCTCTTTCTGGCCTACATCAGCCAACAACTGAGGAAGTCAGACTGAGGATGGCAGAGCTTGGGAGAACTAATCTCTATTTCTTCTGCAAGGTCATTCTTGGGTATAAGAAGCTGAACAAGCGTGTACATGGTCCGATGTGTAGGTTCTCGGATAAAGCTATGTACAAGCGCAGGATGAAGCTCATGCCTAGGACTCACTTTAAGACTACCATCTGGACCATTGGGGAGACTTTACAAGACATAGTCCGGGATCCTAACATTCGGATCTTAGTGGTTTCCAACACTGGGAGGAATGCAGAGCTCTTCATGGAGGAGTGCCAACAGCACTTCGAGCTCAACGAGGTCTTCCGCTGGGCGTATCGAGAGGTCATCCCAGATAACTTTAACACTACCAGATGGAATAAGAATGAACTCCTCGTCAAGCGTACTCTCATCGCCAGAGAACCTACAGTCGATGCGATTGGTGCCTTCGGGGGGATCGAGTCTCGACATTATGATAAGATCAAGGCAGATGACCTTGTCGTCGAGAAGCATATCTACTCTGATGTTGAGATGGATAAGCTCATCCAATGGTCAGGTGGACTGGAATCCCTTCTAATTTCCCAACATGAGGGGACGATTGACTGGGTTGGGAGCAGAAAGAAGAAAGGAGACCTGTACGAGCACTTGATGAAGTCCTATGTTCAGGGATATAAGCCGGTAGACATTGGTCCATATGCTCAGGCTTTCGGAGAATTGGCCATCTTCACTCGAGAAGTGAAGGAAAATGGGGAGGTTATCTTTCCTGAGATGATCTCTGAGGAGTTTTTGAGGCGTCTAAAGCGCACGGATCCTCAACGCTACCATGCTCAATATGCTAATTCGCCCAAGGGAACGGGCCTAAACACGTTCCAGACCGAGTGGTTGAGAAACTATAAGTGGAAAGAAGGCCTAATTCAAGCCCTTCACAACGGTGAGATCATCGAGGAAGTCTCCCCTTGGTCCCTTGAGCGCATAATTGTCTACGATCCTTCTGTTGCCGAGAAGAAGTCATCATCCAAGCAAGCGATTCATGTGGTTGCCAAGGGGAGTTCCCCGAACATTTATGTGTTAGAGTCGGTTGTTGACCATCTTGAGCCTCTCCAGGCTATTAAACTCCTGTTTGAGTGGCAAGAAAGGTGGCAATGTTCTATGGTAAGCATCGAGAAGCGAGGATTTCAGGGATGGGTACGCTATCATCTCGATGATATTGCGGAAAGAGACAATAAACCCTACCTTCCTATCGTAGAGTGGCCCCCGCAAGGGGACGCATCTGCTCAGTGGGCTAAGATTGAGCACATTAGGGGTCTTCAACCTGTTGTGAGGCAAGGTTATTTGTGGTTAGCTCCTGAACATGAGGCTCTTTGGGAAGAGTTTGAGTTCTATCCGAATGTGAGATGGGATGACGGGCTGGATGCACTCTCTCAGTGCCTTACATACTTCCCATACATGGAAGACGAAACCGTTGTGAAGCAGAAGAGAGAGCGTGAGCTTAACTACCTAGAGATGGTAGCCCTAGGTCTCGATCAACCTGATCCTTCTCTGAGGGAGCCTTGGGACGAGGCTAGGTTCCTCTCTATGTTTGACGCCACTGGGTACGGAATCCGTAGGGGGTAAGATGCCATTTCTTGAGAGGTTTGTACAGATCACTGGGCATGGAGAGAGGCAAGGGTCTCTCACTGCTGTTCAGATGGCTACTAGAGAGTGCCAAGGGGTTAGATTTCGGGCTCTCCTAGCCAATACGGGGAATATCTATCTTGGGAAGAGTTCCTCTGTGACAGTTCCCCAAGGAACTACCAACTCCACGACGGGGATTGAAGTGGGACCAGGAGAGTACTCCCCTCACTTTGCTTGCTACAATCTTGATGAGTTCTGGGTGATCTTCACAGTTGCAGCTGATAAACTCACATACTTCCTGTACTGATGGATGAGATTAAGAGGAGAATCTTCCTCGCATTCCGAGCCTTCTGGTGGGCTTTGAGGAAGGGAGAGTTGCCTCTAGACGTGGCACTCCTTCCTTACCTCTACCCAGGGTCTACCAAGGATCTATTTCAAGTCTATTGGCATGTAAAGGATTATATAGTTCTTGCATATACAGGTCCAAGAGGTAGACAGATGCATCATCTCTTCCAATCCGCTACCAGTAGAACATCAGTAACCGGAGCGGCAATGTATGAGAGTGGTCATATGGTAGCATGTAATGGAGATTGGAGAGAGAAAGTCCTGTATCATATTGCCGTTCCTAGGAGGAATAACTAATGGCTGCTACAGTGCAGGTGAGAGAGAAGAATGGGGCGGGTGAGACTCCTACCCAGAAAGATGGTGGGACTGTTCGGTTCAAGAATGCAGATGATGCAACGGTGGATCTGAATAATCCTCTTATCATCCCAACCTCTAACACCGAGTATTCATACGAGAAGGTACTTCGTATGTATATCGGTGGTACTGGGCCTTCTTCACAGATCACCAACCTAGAGTTCTACATGGACGGAGCTAAGGGTTGGAGTGCTGGTAAGAAGTTGTGGGCTCGTGCTATTGGCACAACCTACTACCAGCCTGGAGCGCCGACAGAGACGAACGATCCGCCTCAGGTTCCAGTGAATGGGACACCTTCTGCTTGTACGGATGCCTTCACCTATACCAGTGGATCTCCTCTCAGCCTAGGCGCAGGTCCTTACTCTACGACTTCGACCGACATGGGGGATTATCTCTATCTCGTGTTCGAGGTTGAGATCGGTGAGACTCCTGAGTTGGTGACTGCAGAGCAGGCTACTTTCGAGTATGACGAGATCTGAGGCAGTCGCTCGTGGAGTAGTCCAGGGATTGAGGCAGAGGCTTCTTCCCCCTAATGGAGCAGAGTTTGAGCTTCACTACTTCGATGGCGACGAGGAGCTTAAGAGTAGTGAGATCCTTAATAGGCCTCATACCTCTGTCAGTGCAGTATCTGAAGGACTGAAGGTTACAGTCATAGGGGATAGGACTAAGGTCATCCAGAGGAGACAGATTAAGCCTGCTTATAGGGAAGGTATCTATCGCACGATGCTGGTTGTCGAGATCGATGATGTCTTCATCCATATCATAGGTGACCACATAATCGTTGCGAGGGAAAAACTCAATGTTGGCCAGATTACCCCAGGATTAGCTAGTGAGAGTTGAGTGGATTGTTAGGTATGAGGATGGAGGGGAGGTTTCTAATCTTGAAGCTGAACCCTGGGAAATCCGTAGTCATGGTGTGATGGCAGTTATTCAGCGTGATCCTATTGTTGATGTAGAGATTTTAAAATCCAGTCCCGGTATCTGGGCTTGGAAACATGGTCAGTGGGTAGCGTTTCAGAGTGATTGGGCTATGTATGATTACATCTGGCACTATCAGGCTGAGCACAAAGTCATTTTGACTGGTGAGATACTTCCTGACCCACTCTGGGCTAACAGAAAAGAGATGTATGAGGACACTAAACGTATGTTTGGGATAGGGAAGACTTCTTTCAAGTCTGGAGAAGATGAGTTCTTAAAGGACGTTAGTAAGTGAACACGTATCTCTCCCCATTAGTTCAGTTTGCTCAGTCTATCCAAGCGATGGACTATAATGCAAACTATGACCAGGCCGACTGGCGTTGGGGAGAAGACGGTACTGAGGCTGGACACACTTGGAGAGAGGCTGCTCATACTAGCACCAACCCCTACACAGCGAGTGGTGAGACTCATATTCTCCTTCGCTTCGTAGTAGAACAGGATCAGGGGCTAGCGGATCTACTTCTAACCCTTAAGCCGAAGGTTCAGTATCGGATTGACACTGGCACCGGGTTTGGGAGTTGGTCAGATATTCCAACATCTGCAGGAACCAATCCTGTTTATATCAAGGATAGCAGCAATCTTACCCAAGGTGATGACACTACACAAAGACTTACTGTCAATACCTATACCTTCATCAGTGATAACAACTGCGTCCTTGATACAGCTGATGAGCCTTCATCTGCGATTACCTTTACGGCAGATAGTACTCAAGAGATTAATGTTCTTATAAGTCTGGCTTTCCAAGCAGCTTATAATAGCAGTGGGTATGCTTATGAGTTTAGAGTAGTCCATGGATCAGGGTCTAGCCAAGCTGAAGATACTGTCCTAAATACTTATACGAATGGAGTAGCCACAGCTACTTGGTCTACTCCTGTAGCTGTTGATCAAGCTGACTTCCGTGTAAGGTCTGGTGGAGGACATCATGATGCTAATGGAGTCGCTCTTAGCTCAGACACGGGTTGGGCTGCGGCAGTCAATACGAATCCAACTAGCTATGATCCACTAGACCAAGAAATTAGGATTAGATTTAATCTTGAGAATACAGGAGGTAGTGCAGGAGCGAAGCAGTTTGAACTTTGGTATGCAAAGGATACTGGAGGTGGTTATGGGTCTTGGGCAGTCGTGCCTAATGTCACTACGCCTTGGACAGCAGGTGTAAACCAACGAGAAGTTGGGCTATCTCCAAGTGACCAGTTCCTCAACCATGCTTCGATTACTGCTGGACTTCTAGGAGGGACCGGGACCTGGGTTAATGGAGAGGGTGTAGAGGCTGAGCCGACAAATAGTATTACCCTCGGTGCTAATACTCGGACAGAGTTGGAGTTCTGTATTCTCATCCGGCATGTTAGTAACTATGGTAATCTGAGTGCAGGTGACAAGGTAAAGTTCCAAGTACGCTATAGTGATGGGACTCAGTTAGATAGCTACACCAACACTCCTGAGATCACTATTTCTGGAACTAGAGGTATCCTAGGAGGTTCTACTCCTGAAACTCCTAATAGATGGGGTGCTGTAGATGATGAAGGCAATATCTATGCGATTGTGGAGTACTCGGACTACTCTACAGGTACCTTCATCAATGAGATGGCACTCCAGAAGTCAACCGACGGTGGTCTGTCGTGGCAGATAATGGATGAGGCTAATCGTCCATCCAGCACACCTGATATTGAGTCAGTTGATATTGAGTTTGTGGCTTCTGATCCTGACGGAGATCCAGCTCTATATATCTCATACTACTATAACGACGATGTGTACTTTATAAAGTTCTGGACGGCAGGTGCGACTACCAACTCTCCTGATACCTGGGATACGGCAGTGTTGGTTGACAATACTCCTGTACCACCAGGGCCACAAAACTGCTCTATCGCGTATCGTCCAGGGGGTACTCCTACTATCTGGATTTCCTATGGGACAGATGATGGATCTGCCCATGCTCGAGTAGGATTGAAGAAGTCAACCAACGATGGGGTTTCTTGGGACTCATCTCCAACTATGTTGGATGAGACGACTAGTACAAATCACTATACTGCCGCTTCTATGGCTATGGATGCGAGTGGGGTTATTCACATCATTTATCAGGAGGGAGATGGTTCCACTACTACGAGTGGAGTTATTTGGCATAAGTCGATATCAACAGGTGATTCTCTATCAAGTCGTACCCAAGTCAACGATGCAGCACACTATCCATCAGGCGCTGATGAATATGCAGATGGAATGTGGTTCACTCCACCTGTCGTATACAATGATGGTGCGACTGAGAGGATTGCAGTCGTATTTAAGGCGTTCTCTGGGGGTGCTCTTTGGTATACTCAGTCTCCTACTTCCTCTATCTCATTTGGGACAGACGAGCAAGTAAATGATGGGGGCACACCTGATGATGGTAGAGGAGGTAGCTCTCAGGTAGTTGCTGGTCTGGCAATTGATGATACTAATGATAAGATGTATGTAGCCTGGGGAGACACAAATCTTCTGCGAGATGTGAGGGTTAGTGGATCATGGGGTACCGATAGCACTGAGATTACTGCCACTGACGCTATCAATTGGGTACGTACTATTGTTTATACAAGGTCTGGTTCGATCTATCTAGGAATATTCTATGACGATCATCCAGATGCTGGTGGCTGTGGAGGGTGTGCGTATAAGGAGATTTATCTCGCTTCGGCCGGAGGGGCTACTTATTATAAGTATGTAGACTTCAGTGCTGCTATTCAGAAGACTCAGAGTAAAGCAGTTAATATAGATGCAGCGATTCGAGGCACTTTAACTAAGAATCTGAATATTGATGCAGCGGTACTAGGAACGCTTCTTAAGAATGTAGACATAGATGCAGCAATTCTTGGGACTCTTACAAAGACCACAGATTTCGATGCGGCAGTCGCAGAAATCTTGACAAAGGTAGTGGACTTTGACTCAGCAGTCTTGGGGGTTCTGACAAAGGCTGTAGATCTTGATGCTGCTATTAGTCAACTAGGATTGACAAAGACTCTTAATATTGATGCAGGTGTCCAACAGATTGGAAATGTCAAGAATATTGACTTTGACGCTGCGATTGCTACACAGTATACAAAGACGATGGATCTAGATGCTGCTATTCAAGGGGTGCTGACTAAAGCAATCAACCTTGATGCGGCTATTAAGGCGTTTGGCCTGACTAAGAATATCAACTTCGATGCTGCGGTAGTTAACACCTATGCAAAGAATGTTGATCTCGATGCGGTGGTGAGTTTGATCGTAGGACTGACGGTGAGTCTAGACGTAGCCATTCAGAAGTTGGGGTATACTAAGACAACAGATCTTGATGCAGCGGTGTCTTTGATCACACAACTTACTGTTAATCTAGATTCTGCGATTAAGGCGTTGGGGATTCAGAAGGTAGTAGACTTTGATGCTGCAGTGTCTTTGATTGGTGCTAAGAATGTCAATCTCGATGCAGCAGTAGTCAATACATATATGAAGTTGGTAAATCTCGATGTAGCTGTGCAGTCATTGGGGATTACTAAGTTTATAGACTTCGATGCAGCAGTTAAGAAGTTGGGACTTACAAAGACAGTAGATTTTGATGCAAGTGTGGTTACTTCTCTTGTGACATACTATAAGTATGTGGATGTAGACGCAGCCGTATCACTGATTGTTCAGAAGCTTGTGAATATGGACGCTGCTATTCGTGGGACTTTGAGTAAGGCAGTGAATCTGGATGTAGCTATACAGGATACATTTTTTAAGGATCTCGATATCGACGCAGCAATTCAACGGTTGAATTTCTCGTTGAATATAGACTTTGATGCAGGAGTGGCTGAGAGACTGTCAAAGGTGGTGAGTCTCGATTCTGCGATTAAGGGCACTTTGAGTAAATCAGTGCTATTCGATGCGAAGGTAGGAGATGAGCCTCTTGGCCCAAGTGGAGCGTGGGGTGCTCTTCCTCCTGAGATTAAGTATGTGCACTAGAGGCGATAATGGTTACTTCTAGAAGCATTCTTGATGATGCGGTGGCTTACTGGAGGGCTTGTGATTACTCAGGATCGGGTAATCTACTTGATGGTAAGGGTGGAGGGAGAGATGGGGTCATCTCAGGGTGTAAGTTCTTCGATCCTGATTCTGGCTTTCCGTTTGTGTACTTTCCAGGAACCGCAGGAAACTATATAAGGTTCACAGATACCAATGCCTTCGATGTGACAGGAGATATTACAATTATAGGTAGGATCTATGCTGATGATTGGACGCCTACTCAGACAAAGATCTTTCTAGGAAAGGATAATGTTGGGCAGCGTGGTATTCAGGCTGCGCTAGTTATCACTTCAGGTTTGCTAAGGTTAGTTTGGTTTGAGGGAGCTGCACAAAGGAGTGCTGACTCTACAGTTGCTCCTACAGTAAGTGATGCTGAGTGGCTATGGGTAAAGATCATTCTAGATGTAGATAATGGAGCATCAGGTCGTAATATCTATTTCTATACTGGAGGATCTGGGATTGTTCCTTCGTGGACACAGCTAGGTACAACAGTTACTCAAGCAGGCGTGACATCAATAGACTCTACTACTGCCGATATTGAAATAGGAACATATTACAATGACTTCGGCAATAGGTGGGCTGGTGGGATATCTCATATCCAAATTCTTAAGGGAATAGAAGGAACACCAGTATTCGATTGGGATGCGACTAGGCCAAGCATTAACAAGGCAACGTCAGAGATTAGAGAAGATGGGTTGTGGGTTCCTGGGCACTATGGAGGTTCTGCGACAACTATTCACGCATCTTCACTAAATGTAACTAACGACATTGACATTGCTGTTAGAGTGAACCTTGAAGAACTAAATCGTGTAGGTGGAAATGGCTTGGTGTCGAAGTGGCAGAACGCACAGTATGGATGGATCTTTATTCTTCCGAACTCCGAATATCTCCAGTTTACATGGACACCTGATGGAGTTCTAGTAAATCAGGAAAGCGAGATTAGCACTGTTAAGGTATCAAGTGTTGCGAATCCAAATGAGTGGGCTTGGTTTAGAGTCACAGTTGATACTGACAACAATGATGGTGACTGTGAGTTGAATTTCTTGTATGGAGGGAGTGCAAAGTCTCCCGCATGGGAGAAGCTTGGTGATACTGTATTGGTAGGTAATACATCTGCTATCTATGATGGCACTGGTCAGCTTATTACAGGTGGATACAATACATATGCGAACTCATCTCCGGCGCGAGGTATCTTTGGTAGAGTAGTAATCCGCGATGGGATTGATGGTCCTGTCATATATGATGCTAATTTTGAGGACCAGCCAGCAGGTACCACCTCCTTCGTAGAAGATGGCCCGAATGGGCATACTGTCACAGTAAACCAGTTGTCTAGAGTTGGAACGATTAGTAGGTCTGATCCTCCTGGGGAGCAACTATGCGAGGTGAATAGGCCTCTATTCTTAAATGGTGGTAGTGGTACTATCACTATAGCAGACCACGCTGATCTAAACTTCGGAGCTGGAGAGTCATTCACTGCTATTGCTGTTGTTAAGGCTCATGGAAGTCCTGATGTAGGTTACTATTGGTTAGATAAGTATGCTACATCTTTGGGATGGAGACTTTACAATATATCAGTGAACAAGGAGATTAGACTCATCATAGGAGATGGCACTAATACCCCATTCTGCAATCCTGCAACAGAGACCTTTGCATCTGACACAATAGCTATGCTTGCAGGAGTTAGGAATGTAGCAGATGATGTTCTACGCTCCTATATACAAGCAGAACTACAAAGTGGAGAGGCGACAGACACTACTACCGGGACTATCACTAATACATCTAGTCTAATCCTATCGAATCAGGTTACTGGTGAGTCGTATGGTTGGGCTCTATTCCGCAGGGTCCTTACGCAGAAAGAGATGATGATAGCAGGCTACGCACTCCTCGGCGCTGAACCTTGGGCTACTAGGAATCCTCCTTTAGTTACAGTTGGAGTATAACATGGGCTGGCCACTTCATGGAATAAACCTAGCGGATCCTACTAATGGAATTCCTCTTAGGGTTTCCAAGGATGGATCTACTTATCTAGACTTTACAGTAGACCTTCGTGCTAGGTTGAACTTGAGCAAGCCTGTGCAGTTTGATGACTACATTTGGAGTAAGCAGAGTCTCAGAGCTCTTGATAAAGAAAGCCCTCCTGTGCTCTGCTTCACATTCGATGATGTAGGGGACTATGCTAACTTCACTGATTGGGTGAGTCTGTTTTCTGCCCAGGGGGAAGTTGCTACAGCCTATATGATCACTAACAACCTGGGAGGGGCAGCAAACTGGCTGGCTCTTGAGACTAGCGGATGGGAGATTGGTTCTCACGGGACTGACCATACAGATCTGACTGGTCTTACGGAAGCACAGATTGAGACTCAGCTTTCAGACTCAAAGGCTGCTCTCGAGGCTGTGGGGTTGACAGCGGATACGCTTTCTTATCCTTATGGGAACTACAACGATACAGTTAGGAAGGTAGCTCGGAAGTATTACAGAGCAGCAAGAGCTGGATATGAAGCGAGGAATGATACTCCTATTCAGTCAGATGCTTTGAATGTCTACACAGCAGATGCTGAGACAGCGCCAACTCTTCAGGGCTATATAGATGCGCTGGATGCGAAGGGCAGTGGCATTCTGATCTTCCTATTCCACGGCTACACAGCAGGGAAGGGAACGGTCGTCAACACTGTAATCGACTACGCTCAAGGTCTAGGGATCACGATTGCTACGGTTAGAGATGCTCTTGATCTCACTGGTAATGTTGTTGACTCTGATGCAATTAGCATTGGTCCTCAAGGAGGGCTGAGATTTGCTAGAGGTGATCTACCTATTCACATTGGTGAGCATATCAATGGAGCCCCTGGTAGGATCCTAGATCATGGTTCTAATATCGGGTTGAGCATTTGGTTAGGGGCGAAGGGAGAGTTTAGAACAACTGGGACACGGAATATTGCTATTGGAGGTGCGGCGAATGTAGCTGTTACGACAGGTAATAATAATGTTGCTATTGGCTACAAAGCGTTGAATGCCAACCAGACAGGTCATGCGAGTGTTGCCATTGGATATGAGGCAATGCTTAAGTCTACTGGAGTTGGGGACTGCATTGCTATTGGGATGAGTGCTCTTTACAATCAAGTGAATGGCAACAATAATATTGCACTTGGATTGAATGCAGGGTACTCGATCACCTCTGGCTTCTCGAACGTCGCGATTGGGCGTGAGGCGGGTTACACTCTAACGACTGGTACCTATAATGTCTTCATCGGGAGAGAGGCTGGGAAGAACGCATCGCAGAAAGTTGATGCGACTCGTTCCATCGCCCTTGGATATCAGTCTTATACTGATAAGAGTGATCAAATTGTCCTTGGGGACGCGAACACAGTTGAGGTTCTAGTAAGGGCTACGACTGGTGTGTTGAAGTTGGAATCAGGGATCCTTCAGGTCAAGGAGACCACAACTCCTACTCCTGTGACAGATTACGGCAAGCTCTACACTAAAGCAGATAATAACCTATACTTCCAGGATGGCGCTGGGACTGAACATCAGGTGGCTTACGTATGATACTCGATTCTGAAAACCAGAGGAAGCTACTTCTTGATCTTCTACTATCCGTACCAATTAGTACAGACATTCGTGGGATGGTATCTGTTGGACTGCCTACGGATGTGGTAGAGCTACTGGACGCTGTTGATAAGGCTGAGATTGCTTCAGATAAGGACGCAGAAGATGGCTGACGCTCTACCAATCCGAGCTACTCTCAATCAAGAGATTGAGGATCAGGAAGAGCAGTCCCCGGTTTCTTTGGTTAGAATCCCTGGGATGATTCCTAGTAGTATGCTCACTACTAAGAAGAAAAGTGAGCTTGTTGAGTATTTAGATGAGCAGCTTAGCATTGCCGAGGGTGAGCGAGCTCCTTTTATTAGGAAGATTAAGGAGTGGAAAGTTGCGTACCGTGCGCCTATGCCTAAGGAGCCGAAGCACTTTCCTATCTTCAATGCCTCGAATCTAACTATCCCGGTTATTAAGGAGGCTGTGAATGTTCTGGCGGCTCAGCTGATTCAGGCTACTCTAACTGCCAGACCTAGGTGGATCTTCAAAGAGTTACATGATGAGTGGGAACCCTTCGTTGATGATATTGAGTTGTTCATGGATCTCGCGAGTGACAGAGATCTGAAACTCCCTAAGCATGCTATCCCTTGGTTGCTCGAGACGGCTAAACTCGGGACTGGGATTATAGAAAGTGGATACGAGATTGATGTGAGGAGGTTTCATAGATACTCATCTGATGGACTGTATGCTTATGCGAAAGATGTAGTAATGGCTGATGGGCCTACGCTAGGCTACATTCCGTTGGATAAGTTCTGGATTCGCTTTCATGAGAAAGGGATTCAGGAATCTGGGTGGTGTGGGAAAGAGTTTGTGCTGTCTAAGATGGAGCTAGAGAGATTCGCTAAGAAGAATAAACTCTATGGGGTAGAGGAGGTGATCGCATCTAGGCACGAAGCTACTTCTAACGAAGTTGATCGTGCAATGGAGGAGATCGAGGATACTCAGCCCAGGACTCCTACTGATAAGTTCAAGTTGTTTGAGATCTGGCTAGGGTATGAGTTGACCGAAGATGGACCGGAGGAGATTAAGGTCTACTACGAAAAGACTTCGAGGAAGCTCATAGGAGAGTTCTTCCATCCCTTCCATCATGGAAAGAGACCATTCGTCAAACTGGGCTACTTCCCGGTTGAGGATAGGTTCTATGACGAAGGGCTGTGCGAAATGCTTGAGCAGTACCAAGCAGCTATTAGTGCTACTGTAAATAGGAGGAATGATAATGCGAGTCTAGCGAATAGCAAGATGATCTTGAAGAAGAAGATCGTCACCGCTCTTAAACCTGGTGATCCTATTTACGCTGGCAAGATTGTAGAGACTAATGACCCGTACAGAGATGTTCGTGAGTTCTCCCTGGGCGAGATTTACCCATCTACGATCAACGAGGAGCAGCTACTCCAAGGCAGGGCTGAGAAACTCGCAGGCGTCAATGAGGGTGTGGCAGGTGCGGCGATGCCAGTCACAAGGACGACTGCTGCGGCACAGCTGGCGCTCCTACAAGAGCAGGCAAAGAGGATCGACCTGGCAGTGAAGTCCGTGAGAGAGGGACTGAACGAGATTGGACAGATGACTCTCTCACTCTACTTCCAGTTTGGGACAGGAGGGAAAGCCTATGCTTGGCTAGGAGAGAAGAGAGGTACTGTAGTGGAGGGGATCTTCAGACTTCCCAGAGCTCTCGAAGAGCTGGGTATGGGGATTACTGTCAACTCTCCGACTTCTGTACAAAATAGGCAAGTTAAGAGGGAGAATAAGATTGCGCTGTTTAACTTGCTTATGCAACTACACAAGGAGTTGATACCATTTGCTCAGATGCTTACCCCAGAGCAGCTTCCTGTCATCTTTGGCAGCTTGGTCACATCGGCTCATAAATACATGGTTGATGTTCTGGAGACGTTTGAGGAGACTGACCCAGAAGCTGTCCTTGCTGGCATTGCTACGTTGGAGAAGCTACTACCAAGAGCGGAGGACCTCGGTGGACTGGAATCTTTCACAAGAGGAGTTGAACGAGCTGAGACGCTTGATGCAATCTCCAGGTTGGAGAGTTCTCTCGCGCAAGCTAGATCAATTGCAGAGAGAAGCAGAGGAGTACTGTCTGAACGCGGAGAGACACGACGAGTTCCTGCGCCGGAAGGGCTTCTTGGAAGGTATATCTCAGCTTCCGGAGTTTTTCCAGAACTTGAAGGAGCTAGGGGACCCGAAGGAGAGGAGATCTAAGATCGAACAGTGGCTAGAAGGAAAAGTGGCTGAGTATCTTAGCGATGAAGAGTTAAGTTTACTTTCCCGATGAGGAGGGAGAAATGAAGAGAGGTGAAAGACTAGCGAATGGATATGTTCTCAGGGAAGATGATCCTGGGAATGATGGGAAGGGTAAAGGGGAAGATCCTCCTAAGAAGGAAGAAGAGACTCCTCCTACCCCTGTCCCCAACACCATTCCTTTGGAAGTGCTTCCTGAGGAGCTTAGAGGTAAGAGTCAGGCTGAGATTAAGTTCATGCTTGAGAGGATGGCTGACTCGACAGTTAGCTCTAGCCAGCAGATCAGGGAGCTTAGAGAGCAGTTGGAGGCTGTGCGTAGTAGAGTGGAGGAGAAACCTCCTGAGCCTGATCCTTTTGCAGAGGTGAGTGACGAGGAACTGATCGTTCAGAATCCTTCGGCTGCAATCAAGAGGGTTCTGGAAAGAGAGGGACTTCTCGCGAGATTCGATGGGCTGGCAGGGACTGTGCAGGAGACGATCTGGGATACTGTTAGGACTCAGATTCCTGACTTCGGTGAGCATGAAGATAACATCAAAGCTATGCTCAAGCAGACTGGCACTCCTGTCACTAGGCAGAATGTTGTGAGTGCCTATACGATGTCTGTGGGGATGAAGGCTTTGCAGGAGAGGAACAGGAAAACGAGGGAGAACATTAACCGAGTTGATCCTGAGCCTCCTAAGGATGATGATAAGCTGCCCGAACTCTCGGGTCTTGAGGCAGATATCTTCGAGTCCAGTGGTATGACTCGGGCACAGTGGGAAGCTTATAAAGATGACAGTTCACTCGACACGATCAAGGTGCCTAGATAATGGCTAAGAAAGAAGAAGGAATTGTGGTTGATCTTCCTGGCGAT